TAGGTTTGTTACCTTTACTCTTCTGTAGTAACGGTTTGCGTTAGATGTAAGAGCACCTTGACCTTGTGTAAGACCCTCAGCGAATGGGTTTGCAACCATTCCGTAACGAGTCTTAAAGCCAATTTTTGGTTGGAATGTATCCTGACCAACGGCTCTAACCATTTGTAGAGGCACGTAAGGACAATAGAATAGTCCTGCGTCGTATGCGCTACTACCTTTATATCCTGCAACATAGAAGTGATTGTCACTTACGTTTGCTGAATATGGGTCAACATAAACCTTGATTCTTCCGTTAAGAGTACCAGCAAGTGTGCTGCTATTGTCATCAGGAAGTAGGTTGCTGTTGCCTGCAAGAGCAGGAGTGTAATCAAGCACACCAGCCATTGATAGAGCACTAGCCACGTCTGCAGAGCAGATGAGGATGTTACCCTTTCCACGACGAGTTTCATGCCCGATAGCATTCATATCTCTTTCAATCTGGAATAATAGTCCCTTGAATTTCTCAACTGACCATCTACCATTTGAGTCAACGTCTAGGTCGAATGTACCAGCAGTTGCTGTGTTATTCTGTGCACCTGGGCGAGCGATTTTGTAGACTGTTCTTACAACTTCACGGTTGATTTCAGCAAGCACTTCTGTTGAAAGGATGTTTGCTAATTCAGACTCAGCGTCTAGTCCGTGAACTGCTTTCAAGTCTTGAGCAAGCTCTAAACTGTACTCTGCCTTTAGTGCTCTTGATTTAGCAGTAACTGTTACTTTCTCGATTGAGAAACCCATTTCGTTGAAATGGTTTGTGCTACCGTCACCAAGTGCTTCAGACTGAGCAGTTGTCATACCCTGTCCACCGATTGTGTAGTTTCCTGCACCGTCAGCGAGTAGACCTGGGTTAGAACCTGTCATATCGTTTGAAGCGAGACCATCACTGCTATTCTCTGAAGAATGCTCAGTGTCAACTTCGTTGAAGAATGTTTCAACTGCACTGTTGTTGATGTCTCTGTTTGTGCCTTTTGTGGAGCGCATTGCAAAGATAAGTCCTGTAGGACCTGTCATTGGTTGCACACCGCAAATGTCGTAAGCAATAAGCTTAGGCATACTACGACGAATTAAGCTGATTAATACTGGGTCGAAACCTGCAACTGGACCTGTAGCTGTGCTACCACCAGAGAAACCAGTACCACCAAGAGAGTTGGTAGGTGCTGCTTCAGTTACTAATCCTCTTTCTTCTTTCAAGAATCTCTCTTGATTCTCAAGGAGGACTGAGGTCACCGATTTTCTATACTTGTCGGAAATCGCTTCGATTTCGTTATGTTCTAGAATAGGAGCCCACTTCTCCTGTAGATGTTCTGCGTTAAACATTTGGATTTAGTGGATTTGTTTACTTGCCCCAACGACTGATTGCCTGCACGTATGCTGACATTGAATCAGTTGCGGGTGTTTCTGCTACCTCTTTAGACTCAGTTACTGTCTCAGCAGTACCTTTTGTCTCAGGTTTTGTAGAGAAATAAGACTCACGTAAAGTAGAAACTTTCGCACGGAAAGATTCTTCATTCTCAAACTCAACAGCTTCCGCTAGAGAAATAAGTTTCTCTTTCTGAGAGAGACTTAAGCCCTCTGCGATTTCTGTCACAATCCCATTCTTGATATAGTTGCCGACTTGCTTAGACAATCCGACGTTTTCTTCAATCGACTCGTTGAGTTTTTCTTCCATACTATTGAGTTGTCCTTGTAATTCATCAACAAGGTCAACTTTCTCGTCAGGAATTTCTATGAAATTCTCAACGAAAACTTGTTTGATTCCATCCAATACGGATGTTGCCATCTCTTGCTTAATTCCTGCCTCAACAGCGAGATTGTTTTTCTCCATCCACTGTGATACAGAGTAAGTAAGATACTCATCGACCTTTTCTGCAAGGTCTTTCTTGACTGAATCAATTTCTTCTTCGAGGACTTTAGCGTACTCCTCGTGCATACGGTCTAGCTCTTCGTTTAAACGAGAGACTACAGCAGCTTCAAAGATTGTTTTTGCTTTATCTTTGAATTCCTCACTGAGGTTTTCACCTTCGGTAAGTGCAGCAACGTCAGCAGAAAGGTCAACTTCAATGACTGCTCTTTCTTCTGATTCGTCTTCAGCAATAACCTCACCTTCTGGCTCGTGTCCTGCTTTTACATCACCCTTATCACTAAATGTTGCTGTCGCAGATGATGCGTCAGATGGTTTAGTTGTAGGTGCAGCAGCATTACCACCCGCAACAGTTTTCATTTTGTTGCTGTCGTCGTCTGGTTTGCTGTTGAATGGAGTAGGACCGCCTAGGTCTTGGATGCCCGCAAGACTACTACCGTCAGCACCCAGCTTGGGCATCGGTTCGCCTGGCTTGGCATTTGCGGTTACACTCGATTCATCTAGAGTTTTGTTCTCTGTTGACATTGTAGTCTCCGAAATCTAAATTTGTAAGCTATTTGCTATATTTATTTATACTTAGAAAGATTTTAGTAGCCGTTGAAACGCGGAAAGTTTGATTTCTTCCATCTGGTTTTGCGCAGCATTGTTAATTCTTCCTCTAATTCGGTCTATTGTTTGCTCGTGTATAGCACCACCCGCATAGACCCACTCTCTACCTTCCATAATTCCATTCACAAAAGCGTCTGGAGCTGAAGGGTCTGCCACAATATCAGCAGCAGTAGCGAGCATGAAGTCGTCAGCAACGATTTTTAAACCGTTTTCTTCTTTGATTGACCCCAATCCTCTTGAGGATACACCAAGTTTTACTCCTTCATCTAAAAGACTCTTAGCAATATTACCCATAGGTGTGTCTAAGATTCTTGCTTTTCCTACAAAATTATTACCTTCTTGTTTAAGAGAAGTAATCAAATGTGAAACGCGGTCAAGATTGATAGTAGGACCATCAGGATGACCTAACTCACCAAGTGAGCGTCCCTTCTTAATGTAAGACTCATTGTATTTATCCACTTCTCTTTGAAGAGTTTGGACAGGATACATACGTCCGTTACGATTTTTGATTGCTCCTTGTAGAAATACACCTTCGATAAAGTGTGACTTCTTGCCACCCTTACCTTCTGTGATAACTACTTTACAAGATTCAATCTCTTCCCGAATCAGTTTCATCTGGGGTTTCCTCTGGTGTTTGTGCAACAGGTGCTTCAGCATCTTCTGGTTGCTCTGTGTTTTCAGGACCTTCATCCTGAGGAGCAAACATAACTTTACCGATTTCCTGCTTTTTGTCGTCCACAGCTTTAACAGCAGCAGCGTTCATACCAGTTGCAACGTAATCCGATAGGTCTTTTTGACCCGCGAATAGCGCATTAACTATATCTTGAGCGGCTTGTGTTGGCATAATGTTATAGTATCGTAATAATTATTTATATATCTCCCTTTTTGTAGTCCGCAGGCTTGATTCCTTGCTCCGCAGGGTCAGGTGGTTCTGGCTCTAAAGACATTGCCATCTGCTCATGCTCCATGCTAGGCATAGCAAGTGGGTCGATTGCCTTACCTTCCTTAATTTCTGCTTCCATCTGCTTATCCATTTCTTGAAATAATGCTTCTGGTTGCTTTAATACTTGCTTACGTAAGTATTCTAAGGAGAAGTAACGACCTACAAATGGGTCCATCTGCTGTAGTAATGCCATACGTGCATTCTGTATTTCTTGCTCTTTTAATTCAGAGAAGTAATTATCAGCGATGAAATCATACTGTATATGCTCCTTCATCTCATCCCATTCTTCAAGAGTAAAGATACCCTTTAAAACGACTTGAGTTCTTAGGAGGTCATTGAATAAATCAGAGAATCTTTTGCGCAATCTGACTACAAATTTCTGGAATTTTACTTCGTCTCTTGTAATCTCAGCACTTCTTCCAACATTAAATGCGGAATCAGATTCTAAGCGTGACTCGGGTACGTTGAGTGAGCGGTAGAGTTTCTTTTGGAAGTACTTGACATCCTCAAGTTCTCCAAGATTTTGTCCACCTGGGAGAGTAGAGATTTCCGTGCCTCTTCCCCCTTCTCTTCGTGGTAACCAGAAGTCTTCGAGCATTGACATGAATTTTTTGTCATCCCTAATTTCTCCTGTGTCAGCGTTGTATACTAATTTATTTCTATAGCGAGCCATAACCTCACGGAGGTATTGCTCTGCCTTTTGTTTAGGTAAATTACCTACATCAATGTAGAAAATCCTACGCTCAGGTGCGCGGGACAATCTATATATCACCAAACTATCCTCAATCATACGTA